AACTGCTATTAAATATATGGCGACTTGTGAGGTACGCAATATTACTACAGGTCAGCTCGTTGCTACAGGCATTGCCTTATGCTCGAATGCCGAAAAAACTAAGAGATACTTTGATGAATATGCTATTTTATCTATGGCACAGACAAGGGCGATTGGTAAGGCTTATAGGAACCTACTTGCTTGGTTAATGAAAGCAGCTGGATTTGAAGCGACTCCTGCTGAAGAGATGGACTTTGCAGATGCGAAAGCAGATGCTAGGGCTAAAGATGAGCCCAAAAAACCTGTCGTACAAGAGGTAGAAGTAGAAGAGATAGCAGAAGTAGAAGTTGATAGAGTAGAATTAATCAAGCAGATTACTGACTGCACTAAAAATAAGGAGTTAGTAGATATATATTACGGATATAAGCAATACATAGATGGCGATAAAGCCTTACTAATGTTGCTAAAGTCTAAAAAAGAATCATTCACAAGTAAAACAAAAAAATAATGAGTACTGAAATATTTTTACCAAAGGTAGAACTTTCTACCTATGAACCAAGTAAGTTTAACAATGACTTAATCAAAACAACTATTGTAGAACACTTTAAAGAGACAGGCGATAGTGCACTAGAAACACTAGTTCGTATGGATGCCATCGCACAATTATTTGATGGTGTTCGTAGTGAGCTTAGAGAGTTAGTAGTAGATGAATTAGCTAAGTACCCTGGTGGCAAGGCTGATGTCTTAGGTAGCGAGGTTACTAAGATAGAATCAGGAGTTAAGTACATCTATGACCAAGATTATGCTTGGACTAAACTTAACAATGAAGTAGAGTCTCTTAAGTATGCTCTTAAGGAAAGAGAGAAGATGCTAAGAACTATTACTTCTGCTATGGTAGATCCTGAGACAGGGGAGATGGTACACCCAGCACCTAGAGTATCTACAACCACATTTAAAATATCCTTAAAGAAATAATAATGCAAATAGATAAAGAAAATAAGCAATTTATTAAAAGTGTATATAGATGGAAAAAATTAACATCTTATAGAAAAGTATTATGGGGTATAAAATTGAGACAAAAAAATTTAGCAAAGGATAAAGATTTTTATTTTTTACAAGAATATTGTGAAAAGTATCCATATGATATATATAATTAATAAATAAATATAAAAAACAAATTAAACAAATAACTATGGAAAACTGGACAGTAGTAACACAAATATTTCAAGAGTTTTATAGGTCAACAATATTTAGAGATGAATTTGTTGAATGGCTTAATGCAAATAAGCATATCTTATTAAGAAAAGAAAGGGATCAAATGTATGATGTTTATAGTCGTATGAAAACACAAAAAGATATAACATTTGAAGAATATTTTAATAACCATTTTAGTCAAAATATATGAAAGCAACATTAGGGATGTTAAAATTTTTCTTTATTGCAGTACCAGTTTTTATTGTTGTCTATTGCTCTGCAATGGCAGTAGTAGAACTTAAAGAACTAATAAAAAAATGATTCACCAATTAAAAAATACTATCGATGTTCACACTCCACTTGGGTACGGAAAAGCAATCGCCTGGATCGACTACGGAAGCGATACAAACACAGTTTGGAAAGTCGTATTATACGACACAGGTATGGTTAGGAACTTTTACGATGACGACATACTCGTATATCCCAACGCAATGGATGGAGGTGAAATCGATGAAGAGTTCTTCGTCAAAAGAGAGTTTAAGTATAATAACAAACAATTTATAAAAGGGCTAAAAAACCATTTTAAACCGTATGAGTCAAGAGATAAAGGGGATGGAGAATAATATACCAGTTAGAATGGTGTTTATAGATAACAAGGAAGAGATTCATTTTAAATCTATAGCAGCAGCTAGTAGGAAGTCTAAAGTGACAGCACAGAGCATTAGAGAGTCATTAAACCCTATTGCTAGGAAGAAGTTTATGGTAAAGCACTTAGACAAAGAGAGAGTAGTGGCTTTTAGGATACTATCTAAATAATCTTATATTTGCTCTGTAATATGCGACATTACAAAAAAAGAGTTTATAGGGTGGAAGATGAACAGGTAGTCGCATTACCTGTAAGTCTGAAGCCCTTTTTTTATTATTATGAATCATAATTGGTACGCAGTTTTACCTGCACAGGTTTTATTAAGCAAGGAACTTACAGATAAACAAAAGTTATTAATAGCTTTAATATCTAATCTAAGCAATGAAAGAGGTTATTGTTTTGCATCTAACAAGTATTTAGGAGATTGTCTTGATTGTTCAGAGTCTACGATTAAAGACCACCTTAAAAAGTTAGAGGATATGAAGATACTAGGAAGGATTATTAAGTTAAAAGATAATGGTGATTTTGATTATAGGTCATTAGTAATTAACATTGACATACCTAAGCCTGAAAAAACTACTACCACAGCCGAAAAATCGGCTTACCCCTCAGCCAGAAAACTGGCACATAATAATATAGTTATTAATAACAAAGATATAATACCTAATAAGATATATAACGAGAAGGATGCTTTTCTTAATAGATTAGAAACTCAGAAGGATAAACTTGGTAACCAATACCAATCATTTTTAGACTATTGGACTGAAGCAGATGCTAAAGGCAAGATGAGATATCAAGACCAAAAATTCTTTGACATAGCTAGAAGAGTAGGAACCTGGATTAAGAATAGTAAAAACTTTGAACTTAATACACCAACTAAAATAAAGCTTAAATAATGGATGTTATAAACCTACCTAAAAACCTCGAGCTAGAAGAGAATATTCTAGGCTCAATTCTACTAGATAAAAGAGCTTTGCCTTTAGTAGTGAACTACTTAAACGAAGAAATATTTTACGATTTAAGGCATCAACTAATATTTAGAACAATTAAGCAGATGTATGATAAGAACATACAAATAGACTTAAGTACTGTGTTCCAACGACTTATAGATAATAAGCACTCAGAAGATGTAGGAGCTTTATACCTATCAAAGATTACGAATAGTGTAGTATCTACTGCTCACCTAAACACCCACATAGAGGTAGTAATAGAATTATACAAGCGTAGAAAGTTAGCAACCTTGGGCCGACTAATGGAGGTTGCAGCATACGATGGTGGTGAATCTACTGATGATACCTTAGCTACGTTTGGTAAACAACTTTTAGGACTACAAGAGTTCGGTAATATATACGAAAAGACTATAGACCAAATAATTATGCAGCTTAATGAAGGTCGTGATGCTGCTGTTAGTGGTCAGCTGTTAGGCATAAACACAGGCTTTATGGAGCTTAATAACACTCTTTGTGGTTGGGTAGATCCTGACTTTGTTATCATAGCTGCTAGACCAGGAATGGGTAAGACTGCCTTTATGCTTTCTAGTATCTACCACATAGCAATCCAAGGAGGCATCGCTACGGCCATTTTTAGCCTCGAAATGAGCTCTAATCAGCTAGTTGAAAGGTTAGAGTCAATCAGCTCTGAACTGCCCTTAAAACGTCTTAGAATGAATTTACTGACCGATAACGAAAAAGTTCACTTAATGCGAACTGACGACAAGATACTTACTTCCCCCATCTACATAGAGGATATGGGCGGTATTAGTGTAACCCAGCTACGAGCCAAAGCAACTATTCTTAAACAGAAGTATGGCATAAAGATTATCTTTATCGATTACCTTCAACTTATGAGTGGTACTGGCAAGTCAAACCAAAACCGAGAGCAAGAGGTATCCTACATTAGTAGGAGCCTAAAAGCACTTGCCAAAGAGTTGGAAGTACCTATTATCGCCCTATCCCAATTATCACGCAGAGTAGAAGAACGAGGAGATAAGATGCCTCAGCTATCTGACCTTAGAGAATCAGGATCAATAGAACAAGATGCTGATGCTGTGATAATGCTAATGCGACCAGGCTACTACGAACAAACCGAGTCAGTAGAGATTGGTGGTAGAGAATATTCTCCTAGTGATTTAGTAGTTTGTAAAGTGGAGAAGAATAGACACGGAGCTACAAAAAACCTAGCATTAAGATTTTTACCTGAAACAATGACCTTCCAAGATTATGTCCAAGGGCTATAGAAATAGAAGAAAGTTTGAGATAGAAGCAGCTAAAGCTGTAGATGGCACTTACCAAGCAATTAGAATATTTGCTAAGAGTACTAAGGTTTTAGTTATACACCAAACTGAAGCCTTAAAGAAGGGTTATTTTTTGCTAGAGTATGAGAACGATGGTCAGCCTAGTGGCATATCAGACGAAAGAGTAGAGTTCTTTGCTTTTAACTTAGACCTTAGAGATAGAATAGTATTTATAAGAGCAGAGTTTTTAAGAGTAAAGGCTAGAAGATATTGGAGGATAGGCGAGATAAAAGTGAAGGATAAAATAAAATATGTCAAGATGCCAACTGATGAACTTATACGCTGGTATTGAAAAATAAAAATATGAAACGAGTAATAAATTTTAGTGGTGGAAAGACAAGTGCTTTAATGACAATTTTAAATTATCGTGAAGGTGACTTAGTAATATTTGCAGATACTGGTAGAGAGCATAGTAAGACTTATAAGTTTATTAATGACTTTGAGGCCCACGAAAATATTCCTGTTATAAGAGTACAATACGAAGGTGGATTTAGAGGTATGCTTGAGCATACTAAATGGAAGCATATACCTAATAGAGTTAAAAGGTCTTGCACTTTAGAACTAAAGATAAAAACAGCCAAGAGATATTTAAGAAAAAACTATGGCAAACAAAATTATGAATGGTTAGTAGGATTTAGGTCAGACGAAGAACGCAGAGTAAAAGGATATGAACAAAGACAAGCTTACATACACCCAAGATTTCCTTTATATGATGCTGGAATAGATAAGGCTAAAGTAAATGCCTATTGGAGTAAAAAACCTTATACCTTAGAGATACCTGCTATATTAGGTAATTGCACTTTATGTTTTCTTAAAGGTAAGAATGCGATAATAAATATTCTTAGAAGCTTTCCTGAACTAGCTGATGAATGGATAGAAGATGAAGAAATTAGTAAACAGAAAGGTGGGGGGCATACTTACTTTCAAGATACAACCTACAAGCACTTATTAATGATGGCACAAAATGATTTATTTAAGGGCCAAGATTTAACAGATTTGACTCCATCTTTTAATTGTTCGTGTACATCTTAATTAATATATTAATAATATATTGTAATTTTGGTAATGGCATACCAATCAGCAAGTGAATTAACAAAGATGATGTTAGACTATCTTAAGGATAATGGTAACGAAGTATGGAGGAACAATAACCTAGCAGTTAGAGG